TATAGGTTCGGGCCGTAGCTGTACACGCGCACGCCAGCGGCGCGCAGCAGCCGGATGGCCTTATGAAACAGGGTTTCATGGGTGCCGTCGTCCTGCTTGCTGTAAACGTGAATCTGCACCATGTGATGCAGCCGGTGGGGCTGGTTGCTGGCGTAGCCGGTAAAGGTGCCCAGCACCTCGTTAAAGGCGGCGTAGGTTTCATGCTGCCCACCTGCGGGTTCTTTGCTTACCGGGCAGCCAAGCGGGTCAAGGGCGGTCTTGAAAAACTCATCGTATGCCATGGCTTACACGCTCCCCATCCGCTTGGTTAGTTCACTCTGCATGGCCTGCACGGCGTCGCCTTCCGCTGCCTTCACCGTGGGATGGAACCAGCCAAGCGGCGGTTTTTGTGTGTCGCCGTAGCTGCGCCCGTATTCCAGTATGTTGCCGATCTTGGCCAGCGGCTCGCCAGTTTCCGGGTGGTTGCCCGTGGGTTCCACCTTGCAGAAATAGCCCTCTGCCGCGTTGTACTTGACCGGCCCGGCTTTGATGCTTTCACGCAGCGCGCCGGTGCGCACGGGTGCCTTATCTTTAAGCCTGTCGGCCACCAGCTTGCCGCCCGCCTTAACAGCACGCTTTACGGCGTCCTCGCTGGCCATGGCTGCCCGCTGGAATCGGGCGATGGTGGCCTCCATGCCTTTTACCTCAAAGCCTGCCATGTGGTCACACCCCCTCGCCGCAAATCATGCGCGCTTTGACGTGCATAAAATCCCGCTTATAGCCCAAGTGGTTGATCTGTTCGATCTGATACACCTGCGAGCCGTGCCGGATGCGGCACTCTTTGTTGATGCTGTCCCGCCAGCGGATGCCAAAGGTCACAATATCCTGCGCCTGATGGGCCTGCGCAGCATAAAAGTCGCGCCCGCTCACGTCGGCCATACTGGCCCAGCAGGTCACAACGTCCTCCCATGCGGTGCGCCGGTTGCCCTTGGCGTCGGTGCTGTATATGGGGCGCTCAATGGTGATTTTGTGCTTTAGGTCGCCTGCTTTCACGTCGTCGCCCCCGATCTCTTAGGCCGCAGCTGATGCACGCTGTGTACGATGTAGGGCGGCACGTTGGCAGCGTCGCCGCCCGCGCCACGGTTGTCAAACATCCATGCGGCTAAGTTACACACCCAAAAATCATAGAGGTCGTCGCCTTCTCGCGGCGGCACCTTCGCACGCTCATACCATGCCACAGCTGCGCGCAGGCACATGTCAAGCACCTGCCTGTCACATTCGGGGTCGGCCCCTGCAAAGCGTGCAGCTTCTTCAATGCTTGGCATGTCGATGCCCCCTTCTTACTGCGCGGCGGCTACCGGCACGCCAAGCGTGGCGGCCTTGGCCATTTCCTCGGTGATGTACTGCGTCACGGCTGCGCTGACCTCTGCATGGTTGTCGTCCGTGATGGCGGCAGCGTCCAGCACGTCCACATTGATGCTCATGCTCCTGCCGGGCCGGATGTGGCAGGAAGCGCTCACGGCCTGCACGCGCTCGCCGTCCTCTCGGGTCACACTGATGCTGGCCGTGGTCTGTTGGCTGTCGTTTCTGATGACTGCCATGGGGTTCACCTCTTTTCTGCAATGGTCAGGGGCAGCCGCAAAGGCTGCCCCTGTGTGTTATCAGGCCGTAGCGGCGGCGGTGAAGATTTCGCGGCGCACAGCTGCCTCGGTGTCAAACGTGCTCACGCACATGCGGGCAAGGCCGCGCACCTCGACGGAATTGCTGCGGAAAGCGTTGCCGCCCACGTCCGTGGAGGTGACTTCAAGATACTGGCGCTGGAACAGCGTCGCGTACTGCGTGAAGTCGCCCACATAGATGGGGAAGTATTCGCCTTTGGTCGCGCCGGTGGTGCTGTCCACGCGGGTGGGCAGCAGATTGTTGGCCATCATCTTCACGCGGCGGCCCTTAAACAGCATCGTGGTGGGGCTGGTCGGGTCGGGCTGGAGCATGGGTCTGCCGTGCTCATCCTTCTGCTGGTCAAGGAAGTCAAAGCCGTCCTGATTGGTCAGCAGCACGGCGTTCAGACTGATGGCCGGGTCAAGGCCCTTGTTAAGCACGCTCTTGACGGCGGCGATGGGGTCGGCCGTGGAGGGGATATTCGTGGCGGTCAGCGCTTCCAGCTTGGCCTTAAGCAGCAGGTTTTCGGTGAGCACCTGCTTCTTGGCGAACCAGTTGCCAAGATAGCCGAACAGGTTAGCCACCTCATCGCTGGCCAGCTCGTTGGAAACGGGGATAATCAGGCCGTAGGTGGTCATGGCAAACGTCACCTTGGCAAACTCGGGCTGATCGTCCATGGGGATGCCGCCCGTGGGGATTTCGCTGGTCAGCGCCGTCATGCCCTTGGTGGGGGCCTTGTCCATCACGCGCCAGCCGCTGTTGGCGTTGGTGGTTTCCACGTTGAACAGGTCGGCCAGCGGGGACAGGGTGCGGCGGCGCTCACGGATAGTGTGGTCAATATCCTCGGGCACAAGGAAGCCGCCGTCCTCGCCCGGCGTGGTGCCGCCCGCGATGGTCAGCGCGTCGTAAAGCACTTTGTGCTTTTCGTTCTGCATGGGGCGTCCGGGGCGCGCGCCGGTACGCAGCGCGTCGGCAAAGGCGCGGGCGTATTCGTTGCTGTGGAGCATTGCGCGCAGGCTGCTGTCCTGCGCAGCGCTGCCGCTCTGGCTGCCGGTGGGCAGGCCGCCGCTTTCGCCGTCAACCTGCGCATTGTAGGCGCTCTGCAAGGCGGCCATGCGGGCGTTCATCTCATTCAGCGCGTCACGCTGCTGCGTCAGGGTGGCGGTGGGGGTATTGCTGTCGGCAGCTGCGGCAGCAAGGGCGGCAGCTGCGGCGCGGATTTGGCTGCCCAGCTCGCGGATGTTGTTCTGCATTTCGGTCAGGGTCATGGTGTCGTCCTCCTTTTTCTCTTAGGTTTCGGGGTAAAGGGATGCAAAAAAAGCAGCTCTCTGCGCGATTTCGCTGCGCAGGGCTGCATCGGTGTCCGGGGGCGGCGTGGCATGGGCGCGAATCTGGGCCAGCACGGCGCGCGGGCCGTAGCTCTTGCCCTGCATCATGTGGCTTTTCAGAGCCTTGCCGGTGCTGGGTTCCGTGGACTGCTCGTACAGGATGCCGTCCGCAAAACCTTCATCAACACAGCGCTGCGCGTTCATGTAGGTTTCAGCTTCCAGCATCGCGGCAATTTCGTCCCGGCTCTTGCCGGTCTTGGCCGTGTACGCTGCAATGAGGCCCTCTCCGATCTCGCGCAGCACTTCGGCCTGATGCTCAAACTCGCGGTAGTTGCCTGCCGCATATGTCCACGGGTCGTGGATCATCATGTGCGCCACCGGCGACATCAGGATTTCATCGCCCGCCATGGCCACCATGCTGGCGGCGCTGGCGGCAATGCCCGTCACCTTCACGGTGATTTTGCCTTTGTGCTCGCGCAGGGCGGTGTACATTTCTGCGCCGGCAAACACATCGCCGCCCGGCGAATTGATGTAAACCGTCACGTCGCGGCATTGGGCAAGCTGCTGGCGAAAACGCCGCGCAACCACCTGCCCGCCCGGCCCCCACCAGTCCACATTGGCCACGATTTCGCCGTCAATGTGCAGCTCTGCGTTTCCGTCTGCCTCGTTGCGGATGAGGTTGTAAAAGCTCATTCGGTTTTTCCTCCTTCCTTGCTGTCCGGCATTTTTGCAGACAGCAGCATTTCCGGGGTCTTGATGGCAATGCGCAGCGGCAGCAGGTCGCGGCTTGCCATAAGCTCGCCGCCGTTTTCATCAGGCGGCAGGCCCTCGCGCTCGCGCACCTCGTTGGGCTGCATCCAGCCGCCGCGGATTGCCTTCTGGTATTTGTCGGCCATGGTGGCCGTGTCTGCGCGTGCCAGCGCGTCCACGTCGAAGCGGAAACGGTAGCCCGCAGCATAGTCGGCGGCGGTCAGTAGCTTGCGGTTGAGTTCCTGCTCCCATTGCGCCACAATCGGCATAATGGTCAGCTGCAAAAACTCCTGCATTTGCTGTTCTGCCGTGGAAAAGCTGGTGTCGGAATAGTCGCCAAGCAGGTGGGGCGGGATATTGTACACCGTCGCCACGCGGTTGCGCATGATGCGCTCCACGTCAAGCACCTGCGCGCTGATGGGGCTTTGGCTGAAAGTGGTGGCCGTCAGGCCGCCTTCAAGGATGACAACGCGCTGCCCGCTGCGCTCGTAGGCGTCCAAAAAGCTGTCAATCACTTCGTTTTTAGCTTCATCGTCAAGGCCGGTATTGGGCACCGTCAGAAAAACGCCCTGATTTACACCGTCCAGCTGCGCGAGGCTAAATTCCTTTACCTGCTTGTCATAATCCAACGTCCCCGAAAGCACGTCAATGGGGCGTATGCCAAGCTCGCCGTTGGCGCTCATGTGCCGCACGGTGATAATCTGGCAGCCGGGCACCGGGTACGCCTTTCCGTCGTCCAGCTGTACCACATACCAGATTTCGCGGGTTTCCGGGTGCCGCTGCGGTCGCACGCGCGTCGGGTCAAGGATGTCCAGCCGTTTCACCGCGCCCAGCTTATCGGTCACAATCAGGGCATAGGCGTTGCCCTCGGTGTTGCGGAAAACTTCCATCGTCTGCAAAAAACCAAACGGTGTAAAGTTCTCATTTGGCGCGCGGGCGACAAGCTGTTCCAGCGGATGCGCGGCCTGCCGTTCGTAACCTTTATACAGGTGCAGCGGCATACTGGCCACCGTGTTGGAAATGCGGCTCACGGCGGCGTAAATCGCCTCATTGCCGCGCATGGTGTTGTCTGCGCGCACGCGGTGGACGGATAGCCAGCGCCCGCTGGCCCTTGGCTTGTCGCCGGTCTTATTGCCGGGCTTGTCTCGCGCCCTCACTTGGTTCTTGGGTTCTTTTTTGAATGGCCACATAGGGCAATCCCTCCTTTTAGGCTCCACGCCTGCGGTTTCCAAGATTGACCACACGCACGGCAGGCGCGCGGCGGATCTCGCCTGCCGGGTTTTTCTCCATGTTGATGGCGTGGGCGTCCAGCCATGCCATAAAGCCGTCAATCTTGCGGAATTTGTTGCGCTTGCTGGGCATCCAGTTCTGCTTGTCGGCGTGCCTGCGCTCGCCGCTGATGCGCACATTGTCGGTATACCACCGCAGCATGGGGTCGCTGTTGCTCACTACGCGCCCGGCCAGCAGCAGTTCTTTAATATCCTTCATGGGGTCGTTCAGCGTCAGCGGGCCTTGCCGCACGATCTCACACACAAAGCCCTTGTTTTCAAGCATCTGGCGCAGGCGTGTGGCGTTGGCTGGGTCGTAGCCGATGGTCATTATTTCGTACTTTTTGGCCTGCTCACAAAACCAGCTGTAAACGTCCTCTTGCTGGATGTATTCGCCCTCTACGATGGTCAGGTGGCCGCGCATGGCCAGCCCGTAATAGTCGATTTTTTCTTGGTCAAGCTCCACCTTGCGGCGCGGCACCCAGCTGTGCAGCAGCACAAACACGCGCCCGTCATCCAGCGGAAATTCCAGCGCGGCAGCTGTGAAGTCCTCGCGGCTGGACAGGTCGAAGCCACCATAGCAGCGGCGGCCCAGCAGCGCTTCTTCTGTCATGGTGCCGTTGTTTCGGTTGAGCACCTCGGGCTGTACAAAGGCCATGTCGTCGGTGTTCACGGTAATGTTGAGCTGCTTACAAAGGAAGTCGGCACGCTGCGCAGGGATGTGCTTGTCGCGCTCCCACGTTTCGCGCAAATCTTCAATTTTCAGCAGCACACCAAGCGACGGGTTGGCCTTAATCCATGTGCTGTCGTCCTCGGGATCGTCGCCTTCGTCCAGCTCTGCGATAAAGCTAAACATGCGGTCGGCCACATCGTCGGCCAGCTTGCCGCTCATGGCATCGGTAAACAGGTCGTAGAAATAGGCCAGCGGGCCGTCGATGACGTTGCCCATGGTCGTGATGTAGATGACAAGAGGCTGCGTGCGCTTTACGATTTTTCGCTTGATGATGTTGATGAGCTTAAAATCGCGGTATTCGTGGATTTCGTCGAAAATTGCCATGTGCGGGTTGAGGCCGTCCAACCTGCGGCTATCGCTCGACCGGTGCTTGATGCTGGCGCTCATGGCGTCGTAATACACACCGTCGCGTAGCGTGCGGAAACGTGGCGCAAGGTGACGGCTGGCCTTGATTTGGCTGTGGCACTCATTAAACACAATGCCCGCCTGCTCTTTACTGTTGGCCAGCAGGTAGATGTCCGCGCCGCG